CGTGGACGAGACCGAGGAATACCGCAAGATCATGGGCACGCTGGAGGCCAGCTCTCAGGCGGCGGGCTACACAGCCGAGCAGACGGCGGAGTCCTACGAGTATCTCTACGGCGTCTTGGGAGATCACCAACAGACGGCGACGACGATCGCCAACCTGCAGGCGATCGGGCTGGCGCAGGACGACCTCAACACCATGCTCGACGCAGCAATCGGCGCGTGGGGTACCTATGGCGATTCTGTCCCGATTGATAGCCTCTCTGAGGCAATCAACGAGACGATTCAAACAGCTAAAGTCACGGGCGTCTTTGCCGACGCGCTCAACTGGGCGGGCGTAAGCGAGGACGAATTTAACGAAAAGCTTGCTGCTGCAACAAGTCAAGCAGAGATTCAGCAGCTGGTTATCGATCAATTTACATCACAGAATCTCCCGGCGTATGCCAAGGCATGGCGCGACGCCAACGAGGACATCGTGGCCTACAACGAGTCCCAGTTGAAGCTCGACGAGGCGATGGGTGAGCTCGGCGAAACGCTCGCGCCGGTCGCAGCGGGCTTGAAGGACGTTTTTGCCGAGGGCGTCTATGCGGCGGCGGACGCGGTCGCGTGGCTGATCGAGAAGATCGAGACGGCCATCAACTGGCTCAAGGATCTCAACGACCGCATTTCCAACAGCAAGGAATGGAAGGAGTTCACGGCGGCGGAAAGCACGCCTGCGAGCGACTACCAGGCGCTGCTCGACAGCTACAAGATCGACGGCAGCCATGCCGAGGGCCTTTACCGCGTGCCCTACGACGGTTACGTCGCTGAGCTGCACCGCGGCGAGCGCGTGCTCACGAGCGGCGAGGCGGACGCCTACAACGCCCTCGAGCGCTACGGCGGCACCGGCCGCACCATGACCGCGCAGGACTTCCGCGCCTCGCTCGCGCAGGCGGTCAATGCGATGGCGGCGATGAATCGCGACATGAAGGTCACCGTCGTGAGCACCATGAATGTCAACGGAAAGGAGTTCTACCGCGAGACGATCGAGGACCTGCGCACCGTGAACCGCTCGACGCCGGAGGTAGGTGAGACTGCATGAAGAAAGTACGGACGACACAGCTTATCCTGGACGGCGTGGCGTTGCCCTACGTCTCCGGCGACCGCTACAGCGCGCATCCGACGACGCTCAGCCGGCAGGTCGAGATGATCTCCGGCCGCGTCGTGAGCGAAGATCGCGGCAAGGTCTGGCGCATCACCTACAGCGCCGACTACATCGACGACACGACCTGCCGCGCGGCGCTCGCGGTCCTCCGCGCCGGCACGCCGTTCACGGCAGCCTTCCTGCCCGACAACGGAGACGAGCTCGTCAGCGCGGAGGTACTCGTCGAGAGTCTGACCGACCCGACCTTCGCATTTACCTCTCACGGCGTGCCGCGCTGGCACAACGTAGGCTTCACGCTGCGGGAGGTGAGGCCGCATGATTGAGTCCTCGGCGGCGTATCTCGCCGCCATCACCGGCGACACGCGGCGCGTGCTGCTCAAGGCCGTGATCCACATCATCGACCCGGACATGCAGCTCACCGGCGGCAGCGCGGACAGCCTCGCGCCCTGGGCGAAGACCGCGGAGCTCTACGACTACCGCTTCACAACGGCGCGCTACGCGACGCTGGAGCAGGACCGCTGGCTTCTGGACGGCTCCTTCAACATCTTCCCGGACGACTATCAGGTGAGCGAGCACATGGGCGTCGCGGACGCGCAGCTCTCCGGCGCGGACGGCAGCTTTGCTTCCCCCGCCTGGGCGGCGATCACGTTTTCCGACGTCAGCGTGCTGCAGGCATTCTCGGTCTATTTCCCGTCCGACCCGCTGGAGGGTGTGGCCGAGGACTTCACAGTGGAGGTCCTGAGCGCCGGGCAGACCTTTTTTACCAAGACCGTCACCGGCAACACGGCGAGCGCGGTCGCCTTTGAGGGATTTACCGTGCAGACGCCCGACACCATCCGCGTGACCGTGACCAAATGGAGTTTGCCCTCGCGCCGGATGCGCGTGGTGGAGATCCTGCCGGGCGTGTACGAGGAGTGGACGGAGGACATCGTCGCGGCCTTTGACTGCAAGCAGCAGGGCGACGTGAGCTGCCTGTCGCTGCCCTACGGCACCTGCACGCTCAAGATGGACAACCTCTCGCGGCGCTTTGAGCCGCGGAGCAAGTCCGGGCTGTTCCAGTCCATCGAGGAGCGGCAGGGCGTGGAGACTTACATCGGCGTGCGGCTTGCGGACGGCAGCGTGGAATATAAGCGCGTGGGCGTCTTCTACCAATACTCCGACGGCTGGAAGACCGGCGACAACGGCCTGACGATGCAGTGGGACCTTGTGGACATCATCGGGCTGCTGGCCGACCGCGCGTACCTCGCGCCGACGGTGCTGCCCATCACGCTCTCTGGCTGGATCGCCTCACTCGTTTCTCAGCTCGGCACCAACTTTGCGGACCGCTACACGGTGGACGCGGACTATGCCGACCGCGCGGTCACGGCCTCGAGCCGCGCCGCGGTGAGCGGGAAGAAGTGCGGCGACATCCTGCGCTGGGCCTGCATGGCGACCGGCACATGGCCGCGCGCGGACGCAGAGACCGGCAAGCTCGCGGTGGAGCCGCTGTGGAACCAGGGCAGCAAGATCACGCTGGAAAACCTCGTCAACTACCCGACGATGAAGGCCAACCAGTCCCTTGCGTCGCTCATTTTCCACCTCTCGGACGGGACGGAATATGTGGTGTCGGGCAACTCCACGAGCAGCGAGAAGACCGTAACCATTGAGAACCCGTTTCTGCACACGCAGGCGCAGGCGCTCACGGCGGCGCGGCTGATCCTCTCGTGCTACGGCGGCAACCAGCTGGAGCTGACCGGGCGCGGCGACCCCGCAAGTGAGATCGGCGACGTGGATACCGTGTGGCTCAACGAGAGCCGAGCGACGGCGGCGCGGCGCATCTACCAGACGTTTCAATTCTCGGACGGCGTGCTGCAAGGCTGCCAGAGTAAGCTCTTGCAAGCGGACGGCTCGTATCTCTACACCGAGCGCGCGGTCTTTACCGAGAGCGGATCGTGGACGGCCCCGGCGGGCAAAACGCGGCTGCGCGTGATCCTCGTCGGGCACGGCGGAAACGGCACAGCTGGTGCGGACGGCGACTTCGATGCGGCGGGCGCGGACGGCACGGACGGTCTCGGCGGCCTTGTTTGGTCGGACACCATTCAGATCAACGAGCAGCAGACCTTTGCCATCACCATCGGCGAGGTTTCCACCTTCGGCGTCTACTCCTCCGCCAACGGGCAGCGCTACCCGAACGGCTACACGGACATCCAAAGCGGCGACAGCTTCGCCCGCACGGGCGTGGCCGTGCCCAAATCGGGCACAGGCGACGGCGGCAAGGGCGGCAGAGGCGGAAATAAGGGCGAGCGGCACAAGGAAAAGCAATACCACCCGGACGGAAGCCCCGCAGGGAGCCGGTGGATCGTGGACGTGGAGCCGGGCAAGGGCACTCCGGGCGTGGCCGGCGTGGCCGGCTGCGTGGTGGTGTATTGGGACAAGGAGGAGAGCGCATGAGCGGATTGCCAAGCGGGTATACACAGCTGGAGTACATTCGGAGCAGCGGCACGCAGTACGTCAACACCGGCGTTGTTGAAACGTCAAATACGACAATCGACCTTGATCTGGAAGTCGAGCAAATTCTGCCGCATTACATATACGGTGTTCAACAGAATTCCGACAGTTATGCATACAACTCTATTTATCAAAACAATCTTTTCGAATACAACTATGCAGATTTAAGTTTTACGCAAACCGCACGGATAAAAATGCAGCAGCGCATAGCCGATGGAACCATGTACGCGACCATCAACGGCGTTACACTAAACAGGCCAATCGGCGTTCCCATTCCGGACACTATACTGATTTTTGCAATTCGCTTTAATAACGGCAATGTCCGTTTGTACCCGGCTGCTGTGAAACTCTATACGTTTTCAATCAAAAAAAGCGGCACACTCGTTCGTGATTTCGTTCCCTGCAAGAACGCCTCCGGCGCGGTCGGTCTGTACGACACCGTCAATGGCCAGTTCTACGCCAACGCCGGAACGGGCACGTTTACGGCAGGCCCGGAGATCATTCCCGACCCGCCCGCAGCTCCCGCCGGCTTGCAGACCATCCTTGCGGTGGTGTTGCAATGGGCCGCGAGCGCGAATGCCGACCGCTACGATGTCTACCGCGACGGCGCGAAGCTCGGCAGCACGGAGGACACGCAGTATGTGGACGCCACGCCGGAGGCGAATCAGACCTATGTCTATACGGTCAAGGCCGTTAACAGCGGCGGCGAGAGCGCGGGCACGTCCATCACGGTCTACACCAAAAGCGGCTACTTTGAATACAAGCCGCTGATCGAAAGCGCAAATTTTCCGTGAACCCCGTCGGGATCAACTCTCCCACGCTGCTGGCCGTCGGGGTCATCGAGCAGCTTTTTGTCTACGAACCCAAGCCGTCCGTTTATTACGCGGGCGAGATATTCGCCGGGGAGGTCTAAACTATGGCGATCCAAACAGTCCAAGCGATCATCAACGGCCAGAGCTACACCCTTGCGCTCAACAGCGCGACGGGCAAGTACGAGGCCACCATCACCGCGCCGGGCAAAACATCCTACAACCAGTCCGGCGGCTACTACAACGTGCAAATCAAGGCGACCAACAACGCGGGTACCGTCGGCTCGGCAGACGCCTCGACGCTTAACGGATTAAAGCTCTACGTCAAGGAGAAGGTCGCGCCGGTCATCACGATCCTCTCGCCCTCCTCCGGGGCGTATGTCAGCAACAGCAAGCAGCCGGTCGTGTTCACGGTCACGGACGAGACGGACGGCTCCGGCGTCGATCTCTCGACGCTCGTGGTCAAACAGGACGGCGCGGCGGCCGCATCCTCGGCCCTTGCGAGCACGGCCATTGCCAACGGCTATCAGGTGACCTACACGCCCGCCTCGGCGCTCGACGACGGCAGCCACACCGTCACCATCAACTGCAAGGACCACGACGGCAACGCCGCGGCGCAGAAGTCCACCACCTACACGGTCGACACCGTGCCCCCGACGCTCAACATCACCTCGCCGACGGACAACCTCATCACGGCCTCGCAGAGCCTCACGGTGGCCGGTATCACCAACGACGCGACCTCCTCGCCCGTGGAGATCAAGATCACGCTCAACGGCGCGGATCAGGGCGGCGTCACGGTCGGCGCGGGCGGCGCGTTCAGCAAAGCCGTCACGCTGGCGGAGGGCGCGAATACCATCGTCATTACGGCGACCGACGCGGCGGGTAAGGTCTCCACGGTCACGCGCAATGTGACACTCGACACCTCGGTGCCGGTCATCAAGTCGGCGACCATCACGCCCAACCCGGTCGACGCGGGCGCGACGATGGTCATCGCGGTGGAGATCGAATGAGCGCGCAGGTTCTGAGCGTCTCGCTGCCGAGCGAGATCATCTATGTGAGCGGCACGGTCAACGGCACGGCCTACACCTGGACGCTCATTGAGGGCGCGTGGACGGCTACGGTCGAGCGGGCGGCAAACGACACCTACGCCGTCGCCCTCACCGCCGTCACCGCGGCGGGCGTCAGCACCAACTACACGCTCACGCTCTACTACGGCCTTTTGAGCCTTATCACCGACCGCACGCGCGCGGACGTGGCGAATCAGACCGACAAGGGCTTTTACAATGCCTCTGACCTCAACCGCGTGGGCGCGGCGGTTGAGTACATCGCGGGCCGCTTCACGGCGCTCGGCTATGCCTGCCCGGTGACGGTCAAAAAGGACTGGCTGACGAGCGACGCGCCGACCGCCTCGCAGCTGGAGACCTACCGGCAGAACATCGTCACGCTGCGCGGACAGATTGCGGTCATGGCGTCCACGCCGGATGCCCCGGCGAGCATGGCGGGGCTGAACTATGTCAAGGCAAACAACATTGAGCAGATTTTGCTCGACCTTGACGCGCTCATCGACAAACTCATCAAATCGTGGCACTTTTCCGGCGAGCTGTACGCCGGAGAGGTATGAAAGGAGACAATATGCAGGACAGAGTATCTTTGTATCCCGGGCGCGTAAAGCTGGAGCCGGTCGCGGGACAGGCCAACCTCTACGACCTCACGCGCGCCGACCAGCCCACGCAGGAGGGCACGCCGCTCAACAAGGCGAGTTTGCTCAAGGACTACACCTGCGGCCTGCTCGGCCTGTCAAGCGCCGCCGTGCCCGACGATGCGCTTTTGGCGCTGCTGATCGGCGTCGGCTATTACGGCTACCGCGTTAAGGTGCAGTATACCGACGGAACACCTGCCGAGGGCGTGACCGTGAGCGGCATTTCCGCGCTGCCCGGTTCGTCGCTGGTGACCGGTGCGGACGGCATCGTGGTGGGGCGTTCCTCCAGTGCAAGCGTGTCCATCGGCTGCACATCGCCGTACATCGACCAGAAAGCGCCGGCAAGCCAGAGTGTGGCCTCTACCGGCACGATCACCGATGTGCCGCTGACGCTGGAGAACGTTACCGATATGCTGACGATCGCAAGCTCTAAAACATTAAAAATATCACCGCTTGCCAAAACAGTAGATGTTACCGCGGTCGGCGGAGGCGGCGGCGGAGGCGGTGGCATAAGCAACTCGTATGGCGGAGGCGGCGGAGGCGGCGGTTATATAACGACCGAACTTGCTGTTGATTTATCAAAAACAACCCAAATTTCGATTTTGGTCGGTGCCGGTGGAGTGGGCGCTATCACTGATTCCTCCCCCAGACCGGATAATTGGCACGAAGCAAGCGATGGCGGGAATACGACTGTGCAGCTATCCTCAAAAATCATTACTGCCTCCGGTGGAAAGAAAGGTGAATCAAAGCTGATTGGGGATTCCGCTCCGTACGTCGCAGCAAAAGGAGGTGCTGGGAATGGGTCTGGCGGTGGCGGAAGCCTTAACTTAAATGAAAACCAGGCTTTTGCTTCTCGCGGAAAAAACGCAAGCGGCTACATTTTTAATGACACTTCTCTTGGTATTGCTGGCGGTGGAGGAGGCGGGGGCGGCGGCTACATCAATTCGTCTCACTCTTCTATCGGCGCAAATGGGGGGGCGCCTAACGGGGGAACTGGGACATGCCAATCAACTACTAATACCAACAGCAATGGTAAAAGTTTTGGTGGCGGTGGCGGAGGAACCGATTGCAAGTTAGACAGCGCCTACGGCTTTGGTGGCGCTGGCGGCGCTGGCGGCGTTTATCTCCGCTTCCACTTTGACGCGGCGTAAAGGAGGGTCAACATGAACTACTGCATTGTAAATGCCGACGGCATCATCGAGAACATCATCGTCTGCGAAAGCGACGAGGTCGCCGCGCAGTTTGGGGCCGTGGACTTTTACGACGGCGCGGCCATTGGGGAGTCGTACAGCCCGCCGCCTCCGCCGCCGACCACCGAGGAACGCGTCGCCGCGCTGGAGGCGGCAAGCGACCGTCTCGACGCGCAGGCGACCTACACGGCCATGATGACCGACACGCTGATGGAGGGCTGAAATGAAAAAGAAAATCGCAAGATGGTACGCGCAAGGGCTGTGGACCGCCGGCATGGTGCGCAACGCCGTGAAAAAGGGCATCCTCAGCGCGCAGGACTATGAGGAGATCACCGGCGAGAAATACGCTGATGATAAATAAATTTTGAACGAAGAAAAGGAGAACAAAACTATGACTACTACTCGTATCGCATCCGACGGCAGACCCATTGAAGTCACCGACACCCCCGCGGGCCTGAGCGAAAACTCGGGTGTCAAGAACAGCATCGTGCAGCCCGTCATGGCGCGCGACATTTCCCGCGCCGGCACGGAGATCTATGTCGCCCCGTTCTATAAGCTCACCTATGACGCAGACGGCTACTGCGTCAAGATGACAGCCTGCGCCATCCCCGAGGACATCGCGGCCAAGCTCGCGGAGCTGAACAAGTGAGCAGAGCGGGGGATATCCCCGCTCTATCCTAAGGAAAGAGAGACAACGCCTATGGAAGATTTGGCTGTGAAGCTGCAGGAGGTCAAGGACCGCTCGCTCCGAAACGAGGGGCGCATCAAGCAGTTAGAGGTAGATCAGCGGGCGCTGAATGAATTGGCGCTGTCGGTCAAAGAGCTGGCGACCGACCAGACGAACATGAAGGAGGACATCGGCGAGATCAAGGCCAATGTGCGGAGCCTGACCGCCGTGCCGTCCAAGCGCTGGGAGAAGGTCGTGGAGCTGATGATCGCGACCGTCGTGGGCGCGTTTATGGCGTGGCTTTTGACGGGGGGCGCGGTATGAGAGACATCAAGGGCTCGACCTCGGAAGAGGTGCGCATGATAAAGGCCATCCAGCGCTCCGTCGGGGCGCTGGACAACGGCTGGATCGGCAACCAGACCTTGAGCGACATCGCAGCAAAGCTCGGCGCGGACTGCTGGCCCCTTAATGTCGAGCTGTACGGCCAGCCCTGCATCCTCGCGCGGGACATCGAGCCCGTCAACATGAGCGGGCCGCTGCCGAAGAGCGCGATCTCGGGGAGCTTTAGCTGGCAGGGTCAGCCGTGCAGCATCCTGGTTCGCGGCGGCAAGGTCGTGCGCGGCATGAGCTGTCACTATCCCCGCCCCGAGAGCGTGCTCTACAAGACGCGGGACGGCGCGGTGCGTATTGCCCGCGTGTCCTCGGCGGCGGCGTTGGGCGGCGTCGTGTGGGCGGTCGGTGGGCTTGGCCTGCTCGACCTCTATAACCCCGGCGCAGAGGGCTTCACAGGGGCGTTCAGCGACGTGCTGCGCAAGACCAACCACACCGTCCTCGGCTGCAAGGGCGGGATGCTCTACGGCGTCTACTGCCGCAGCATGACCGCGCAGCAGGTCAACGCCTTCGTGCGGGACAAGCTCAAGCTGGATTACGCCGTCATGCTCGACGGCGGGCATGTTGCCGCCATCAACGGCGCGTGCAGCAAGATCAACACACAGACGCGGCAATTTTACGCCGTGCGGTTTCTGTAAAGGAGGGGAAAAATGCAAAATCGACTTGCCAATCTGCTCACGGTCAAGAGCATCGTGACCATCGCACTCACGGCGGTTTTCTCGGCGCTTGCCCTGCGCGGCAGCATCAGCGGGACGGAGTTTTTGACGATCTTCACGACCATCATCGCCTTCTACTTCGGCACGCAGGCCGAAAAGAAGAAAAATGAAGAGGTTTCTTGAGACCTTAACCGCGTGGGAGGGCGCTGTGCGCGGCGACGCGGTGCATAAGCAGATCGTGGACGCCTACAACAGCTTCCTGCCCCATCCGCGCGGCTACAAGCTGACCTACACCGACGACTACTGCGCGGCGATGGTGTCCGCGGCGGCGATCCTCTGCGGCCTGACGGAGGTCATTCCCATCGAGTGCAGCTGCGGCGAGCAGATGCGCTGGTATCAGGCGCGCGGCCAATGGATTGAGGACGACGCGCACATCCCAACGGGCGGCGAACAGGTTTTCTACCATTGGAACGACCGCGAAGACTACGTCCTCACGGACTGCACCGGCGCGCCCAACCACACGGGCATCGTGACCGCCTGCGACGGGCAGAAAATCACGGTGTTCGAGGGGAACAAGGGGAGCCGGCACGAGTGCGGCTATCGGACATTAGAAAACAACGGGCGGTATATTCGCGGCTTCGGCGTGCCGAAATATCCCGCGGACAAGACTGTGCTCACGCGCGGCGACAAGGGCGCGGCGGTCGGGAAGCTGCAAGAGCTCCTCAACGCTTGCGGCTATGAGCTGGATGTGGATAACTCGTTCGGCCCCGCGACGCAGAAGGCGTGGGTAGAGTATCTCGCCGCGTACATCCTCAAGGCCCTAAAATGATTTGTGCCCGATTCGGGCACGGAAAGGAAAACCGGTGGGAAGTCTGCAACACTTCCCCTCGCGTGGGCGCCTGCAAGCCGTGGTGCCTCTATGGACACACAGCACAGAAAGATCCGCGCTCAACTTTCCGCGATGGCTCCGCGCAGGGCCATTTCCTACATCCGTTCCTTCGACCTGCCGCCCGACGAGGCCGCGAGCCTCATCGAGTGCGACGTGCGCGGACGGTCCTGCGTGCAGGCGGCGGAGCTGCTCCACCTCAGCGTGGACGGCCTTGCCAAGCTGCGCCGCCGCGCCTACCGCAAAATCGCAGACGGACAAAACGAGAGCACCGGCTAATCGTCGGCGCTCTTTTTTTATGGACAGGGCAGTTTGAGGGCAGTTTGCGGGCAGTTTTTAAGGGACAAAACGCTGTACGATAGAGGCAGAACAAAAGGAGGTGCAGCGCATGGAGCAATTTGCGATCGCGGGCTATTCCGGCAGCGGCTGCGTAATGGTCGCCGTCGACGGCAGCGAAATCTATCAGGTGGACTATTTCGGCAACCGCCAGCAGCTCATCGGCAAGACTGCCTCGGCCTATGCCGAGCTGGAGGCCACCACGCAGGAATACTACGACAAGCTCGTCGAGCTGGGCGTCATCACTCCGCCCAAGACGCAGGAGGAGCTGATGGGCGAGATGCAGTCGGCCATGAGCGACATGGCCGCGGTCATCAAAAATCTGACCGATCAAGTAAAGGAGCTGAAGGAAAATGGACCTCAAGCAACTCTTAGCGGCAGCGGCGAGAATGTTTCCCAGCGCCGACCTGCAAGGCGCGGCGGCGAGAGCGGAGCAGGCGATCAGCGGGACGGCTGACACGCTCGAGGGCGTGCAGAGCACGGCGCGCCGGCTCGGCATTGACCCAAACATCGCCAACAGCCTTTACGCGCGCTACGGGCGCACGATGCAGGCAAAGGCCCTGTGCGGCCTCCTCGGCACGACGCCCGAGGCTTTGCGCTCCGACGCCAATAAAATACTTGGCGGCGCGCAAAACGCCTCACAGGCCCCGCAAAAGGGCAAAGCGGGGCAGTCCTCAAAATTCCCCCGGCTCAAGTAGCCGTCGGAATAAATAATTTTGCGAAAGGAGCACGAACACATGGAAGATCGCAGCACCGGTATGAGCTGGATCGCAGTCCTGTTTGTCATCATCGTGGTCGTCGCCATCTTCGGCGGCAACCTCGGCGGCGGCTGGGGCTGGAATCGCAGCGGAAACCCCTATCCCGCGCAGGAGGGCGGCTGCAACCGCGTGAGCAACTGCCAGGTCGAAAAGCAGGGGATCGTCGACGCGGCGCGCACGCAGTATCTCATTGAGCAGCAGAGCAACAACACCCGCGCGGCCATCAACGCAAGCACGGAGGCCATCACCTCGCAGGCGAGCCACATCTATGAGCAGCGCCTGCAGGAGACCATCTTTGACCTCAAGATGGAGAACCAGAGCCTCAAGAACGGTATCTTCACGAAGGAACAGACCGACGCTCTGGCCGCGAAGATCTCCGATTGCTGCTGCGGTTTCAACCGCCGCCTTGACGCGATCGAGTGCCGTATGCTGACGAAGCCGAACCTCTACGGCGTGGCCGCCACCGGCGCGGGACAGATCATCCCCGCGTCCTGCGGCTGCAACGGCAGCACCAACCTCTAAGACCATGCTCCCCGCACGGGGAATATGGTAGGCCCTGCAGGCCGGGAAGCAGGCGGGGCAAATGCCCCGCCTATCTTATTTTGAAAGGAGACACCAAAATGTCTTGTAAATCCGCTCTCTATGCTGCCATGCAGACGCCCTCCGCGGTCGCGGTCGGCGGCGTCATCCCGCTCGGCAGCCTTATCCGCCGCTACGGCTGCGATGTCAGCCTTAACGGCAACGCCGTCAACATCACCGGCGCAGGCTACTACGACGTTGACGCCTCGCTCACCGTCGCGCCCGCCGCAGTCGGCACCGTCACCGTCACGCTCTATAAGGACGGCGTGGCCGTCCCCGGCGCGACCGCCTCGGCGACCGCCGCCGCTGCAAGCGATGCACTTAACCTCAACATCACGGCTCTCGTGCGGCAGGTCTGCTGCGCTGCGGGCTCCGCTCTGACGCTGGTGCTCACCGGCGCCGCCGCGTCGGTCGACAATGTGGCGCTGCGCGTCCAGCGGATCTGAGAGGTGCGCTATGATACAGCTCTTGATCGGTATGCTGCTCGGCGCGATGGTAGCCACGCCAACGGGCCGCAGCATCGGCAACCAGATCGGCGACGCGGCGCTTAAAAAGGTCAAGGACGCCGTGCAGGCGTCCGCGGCCGGAGAGGAGGCTGACGATGGAAAATCTGCATGAGCAGCTCAAAGCGTATATTCCCAAGCTCGAGCGCAGCATCCAGTCCTACATGACACAGACGCCGCCCTCGCCCAATTCCGCGCAGGGCATCATGGCGATGTGGGAGTGCCTGACCATGCTCAAGGCGGCGGAGGCGGGCACCTGCGGCGAGTTTACCAAGGCAGACGCCGAGCAGTGGGCGCAGCACATGCGCAACACGGACGGCAGCACCGGCGCGCACTGGAGCATGGAGCAGACCACCTCGCTCGCCGAGAGCCTCGGCGTGAGCCGCGACGAGGTCTCGCCATGGTGCTGGTGGATCGCCGTCAACATGATGTACTCCGACTACTACGGCGTCGCCTCCCACTTCGGCGTCGCCACGCCGGAGTTCTTCGCGGAACTCGCCCGCGCCTTCCTCCTCGACGAGGACAGCCCCGGCCCCAAGTCCAAAATGGCGGCTTATTACTGCGGCATCGTCAAGGACAAGGATTGATTGTCTGTGTTCGCCGCTGTGTTCACAGCACGCCCTATAACTGGCAAAAACGGGCAGAAACGAGCAAGATGAAAACAGAGAAAATCCTTGATATTGCTGAAATATTCAGCAATATCAGGGATTTTCATTCTACAACGAACGAGAGGAGGAAACTCTATTTCGCCCCTTGCGTATCAGGCATTCTGCGCATTTTATGTTTGCAACTGTGTTCTCAGGTTTGGTTAAAAGCTCTTTTTCATCTTCTCCGCTGCGGCGGCGATTGCGTCGCCGTAAACGTGCGTGTAAATGTCCATTGTCGTGGACAGCTTTGCGTGACCGAGCAGTTTCTGCGCCGTCTTGGGGTCTACGCCAGCCTCAAACAGTGCGGTCGCATAGCCGTGCCGGATCTGATGCAGGGAGACCGTCACACCGCTGGCAGCGCAGTACGTCTTGTAGAGCTTGCGGAAATCGCCGTCTGTCAGCAGCGAGCCGTCCGGCTCGGCAAACAGATACCCTTGCGGCAATTTTTTCGGCAGAAGCGCATCCAAGGCGGGCAGGAGCGGGACCTCCCGCACACCGGCGGCTGTCTTTGGCTCCTTGATCTTCGCGCCGTGGTCGTAATAAACGGACCGGCGGATATGCACGCGCATGGCTTTGCGGTCAATGTCGGCTCCGGTTAAGGCCTGCGCCTCGCCCCTGCGGCAGCCGGTGTAGTAGATCAGCGCTGGGAACAAGCCAAAGGGCAAATTCGTGGATGCCTTGATCTTGGCGATCTGGTCTTTGTCGGGGGCCTCGCGCCGCGTCTGCGGGAGATTGCGCGGCACGCGGACGGCCTGCGCCGGATTGTAATTCGTTTTTCCCTGCAGCTCCGCCCAGCGCAGGACCTGGCGGATAACCTGCAGCTGCATGGCGACGGTCTTTCGTGCCCGCGCGGCGGCGAAGTCCCGAATAAATGCGTCGATCTCTTTGGCGGTGATACTGCCGACCTGCCGCGCCCCAAATTCCTCCACGGCTCGGCGCAGCGCCGGCTTATAGTTTTTCACCGAGTTCGGCTCGAGCTTCGGCTCGGCTTCATCCCACCACTGCTCCGCGATCCGCGAAAAGGTCGTCTCCGCGTCGATCTCCGCTTGCAGCTGGGCTCGGTCAAACGCCTTAACCTTTTCCCATACTTCCTTGTCGGTTTTCCCGCGGAAGGCCTTGCGCTTGCCGTTGATGCGGAGGATCGTCTCATGCAGACCGTCCGGTCGGACGTAATAGCTGGGATATTTCGGCATCGCGCCGCCTCCCTTCGCGAAAATGGAACGGCCGCCGCCATGCCGGGCGGCGGCCTTGTGTGTTAGTTTAGGGTAAAACTCCAATCCCCAATAGCAGTGACCGAAACAATAGTATCGTCATTTCCAAGCATGACTTTGCCTTCGTATGGATCAGACGAGCTAACAAGCAAATCGCTATATCGACCGTAATTGTCATAAGATTTTACGGCAAAGTAATGACCTGCGGCATTCCCCGATATTGTTGCAGTTTTTCCATGTTCATACAGCGAGAATACATAGTCACCGTTGCCTGTGATCGTATCGCCCGTTTCGATAATGTCAAGCGTTATAAGGTCAATAACCTCAATTGTCCATTCGCCCTCCGCAGTTACTTCAATCATACTCACATCAAGGGACGGATCATAAGTAACCCCGCTGTATTCATCGGTGGTATTTACAAGAAGCTCGCCATAGTCCCCGGATGAATTATAGGTCTTAACTGCGAAATGTTTTCTGACGGCATTTCCAGTAATACGAAATCCAAAATAATAGTCTGGAGACTCAATCTCAAGGACATCGTCACCGCTGCCAGTAAAAACAATAGGGTCATGCGGAACGTAGGCCGGCTCTTGCTCCTGATCTTGATTCTGCGTCGGCTGTTCTGTCTGTTCGGGCTCCGTCGAATTATTGCTGGGTGATTCCGGCGCTCCGCAGGAGGCCAAGGTAAAAGCGAGGGCAAGCGCGAGGATCATTGCAAGAGACCGCTTCATGGCATTGCCTTCTTTCCGTGCCCGAATCGGGCACAATTTTTTTATATTTTCCCGCAGGTTAGCGGGAATTTAACGGTTTCTCTGCTTTTTTCGACAACATCTTGCCGAAAAAGGTGCTATGGTAAAAATACACGCAGGTGCTCCGGAGGTGTCAGCTCGCCTGCGCAGGCCCCGTCGTCAGTTGCAGGGGCGGCGGGGCCGCTTTACAATGGAATATCTGGCCGGTCTAAAATACGAGTAAAGAGAGGTACATAGACATGTCAGATCAGCACAGCGCGCCACAGGACTTGACCGAGTTACACCAACGCCTCATCGAGAAATACCGGCGGCTGACGCCGGAAAACCGTGGGCGTCTCATGGCCTATCTTGAGACGATAGCAGCAGGTCCAGATATTCCTCCAGCTTTTCCCGATTCCGCGCGCTGAGCGCGTCATACCCGGCCAGCAGCCTGTCCTCCTCCGAGGGCGGGCTGCTTTCGTTTTGCTCGCCGAGCAGGTCGGACGTGGTGACGCCGAGATACTGTGCGAGCAGCTGGACACGCTCAACCGATGGGACGGTATCACGATTTACAAGCTGCCCAATGAGATTCTTTCCCGCTCCGCTTTCGTCGCAGGCAACAGTGGGCTTAACGCCTTTTAATGCACAGTATTTTTTCACATTTTGCACAAATACGTCTTTATTCATTGGGAACCTGCCGAATCAGAAATTGGTGAATCCTCCAAATTATCAGAAATTGGGGATTTTCTATTGACAATCACGAATTGGGGATTTAAGATAGGCGTACAAGGTTAAAGCGAGACTTTAACCGAGCGAAAGGAGAAGAAATATGAACGATTTTGAGTTTCTGCGGGATGCAGCCGATCGCGGCGGGCTTTATCCGGCGTTTGCCGGTATGGTCCAGACCGTCGTCAGCGCACAGGAGATGTCGGACGTCGCAAAGGTCCAGCGGCTCTACGAGCTCAGCGCCGCGCTGAATCAGATCATTGCCGCGCAGCATACATCGTACGAGAGGAGCGGGGAATATGCACGAGTTTGAAATCAGCATCAAGTCTGCGCCTCACGGCGCGGTCGTCACCGTGCAGGGGAGCACGCCGGCCATCGTTGTCCAGTTTGGCATCCTTGCAAACTCCATCAGCGAGAGGTGCGGCATCCCGCGCGAGCTGCTGATGATGGCGGTTATGAAGGGTGCGGAAATGGAGAGAGATCTCTCATACGGCAGCGTCTTCGTCGATCAGGGCGCGATCGACCGCGAGCGCAACGAGAAAGATTAAAGTCACGCTTTAACTTATACCACACATTTTTGACGAAATCAATAGAAAGGGTGTGAAGAATTGACGAGATTCCGAATCCGCGCACTGCGCGAGGCGCGCGGCATGACGCGCTATGAGCTGGCGCAGGCGGCGGCGGTCAGCTATCAGGCCATCGCCCAATGGGAGAGCGGCGCGGTCATGCCGACAGCGGACAAGCTGCCGACCATCGCCGCGCTGCTGGAGTGTGAGGTCAACGACCTCTACGACGACGAGACGCTTCGCGCCGCGAGCGAGGCGGCGAGGGCCGCGGTGGCGGCCAAGGGCGCGGCCGACGCGAGAGCGCTGGCCGCAGGAAAGTGAGGAGGGGGGACTATGCGAGAGCGTGAGGCGTTCCGGGACCAGCTGCAATCCCTGCGCGAGCAGTTTGCCGGACAAGAGGTGCTGACGCTGGACCAAAGCAGCAAGCTCCTCGGGCTTGACCGTGCGGCGCTGCTCGGCGACAAGGATTTTCCGGCGAAGAAGGTCGGCAAGAAGTACATCATTCCCATCGTGCCGCTCGCGCGGTGGATGGCTACATGGTAACTTGACATTAGCACAAAGGAGGAGCAAAGACAATGGCACCGTTATACCCGAATATCTACCAAAGGGGTAGAAAAACGACACTTTTGACGCAGGAGGAGGCGGCGGAGCGGCTGCACATCTCGCCCGAAACGCTCAAGCGCTACGAGGGCGGACGGCTCACACCGCCGGACGAGACCGTGGCGCGGATGTGCGAGGTCTACGGCGCGAGGTGGCTCGAGCTGGAGCACGCTCAGGCGACCGATACGCTCGGCATCTTGCCGCCGGTGGAGCCCAAGCCCCTGCCGATGGCGACCATCTCGCTGACCAACCGCCTGCGCGACGCAGCGGACCGGCTGGCAGGGCTGCTCCGCATCGCCGAGGACGGCGTGATCGACGACACCGAGCGCCCGGAGTTCGACGACATCGTGCAGGACCTGCGCGAGACCATCGCCGCGGCCTATCAGGTGATCTACGCGGACGCAAAAAAAGAACGCCCCGAGGCTGGCACCTCGAAGCGTTCACGCTCTCAGAGAAACTCTGAAAACCATTGCAAGGCTATTGTACCGCAGAAAAAGAGAAATGTCAAGGCTCTCCGAGAGGAGGTGCGCGCATGACGGGACTGGAGCTGTTTTTGGTCTTTGTTGGCGTCTGCTCCGTAACGGACAAGCTGATGCGGGCCATTTTATACTTAGACGAGGGAGGAAAGCATGGGAGAGGCAAAAATCGTTATACCTGAGCGGGGGTATTTTTCGCTGCCACGCAACGCGGCGCAGGATGGACGGCTCGCGCTGGCGACGCGGGGGCTGCTCGCGCTGATGCTGAGCCTCCCGTCCGACTGGGACTACACCGTGACAGGGCTTGCCATCAAGGCAGGCTGCGGCCGCGAAAAGATGCGGCGCATGATCCGCGAGCTGGAGGACGTCGGCTATCTCGCCCGTGAGCAATCGCACGGCGAGGGCGGGCAGTTTGGCGGCAATGTCTACGTCCTCCAGGAGACGCCACCGTTGGACGGGTTTTGGGGCAACGGTGAGCGCGAAAATACAACCGTTGCCCAAGAATGCCGTCAACGGCAAAAGCCGTCAACGGGTTTTCGACCGGAACAGATTAAAAAAGATTTAAATATACCCCCCTATAATCCCCCCAAGGGGGACGAAAAATCGCCTAAATCGCCAAAGGCCCCCAGCAGGAGCGGCCCCCGTGAAGCGCCTGACTGGAATCCTGAGCGGTTTGCCAGGTTTTGGGAGGCATATCCTCACAAATTCCGCGGCAACAAGCAAGCCGCAATGGATATGTGGGACAGGCTTCATGCGGATGATGAGCTGCTCAATGAGATATCGCACTGCCTTCTCATCCTCACGAGGTCTTCGTCGTGGAAAGCCGAGATCGGAATCCCACACGCGAAGACATTCCTGAACCCAAGGAACGAGCGGTGGAAGGACGCCTACGATGTGGAGAAGGATCAGGAGCACAGCGCAACAAGCAAGGCGCAGCCGGTGCGCCGCATCGAGCAGCCGCCGGATAGTCAGGACGGAGGGTGGACATGGGCCGAGTAGACACGCAGCCGAGCGCCGGCTTGGAAGCCGAGCGCGCCGTGCTCGGCGCGATGCTGATTGACGAGAGCATCATTAGTCAGGTGCTCGCCGAGGTGGACGAGCGCGACTTCACCAGCACAGCCAACCGGCTGATCTTCCAGGCGGCGCGCGAGGTGTTCCGCGAGGGCGGGCACGCCGACGCCATCACGATCAACGCGAAGCTCGGCTATGCCTCCGGCTCGCCGCAGCAGCAACAGCTCATCGACCTGATGGAGGTCACGCCCACAAGCGCGAGCTGGCGCGAATATGCGCAGCTTATGCGCGAGCAGGCGGCGCTGGGCCGCATCCGCGCCCTCTCGGCGCAGATCAACGGCGCGGCTACGCTCGACGACGTCCGTCCGCTGCTCTCGGAGCTGCAAGCGCAGATGACATCGCGCCGCGGCGTGAAGGTGGTGCCGATGCTGGAGCTTTTGCAGGACTTCTCCGCCCGCCACGCGAGCGGCGCAGCCGCGGACTATGTGGGCTTCGGGCTGGAGGTGCTTGACCACAACAGCTTCATCCGGCGCGGCGACGTGGTGGTGCTGGGCGGCTACCCGAGCGACGGAAAGACGGCCCTTGCCCTGATGATGGCCTATCACATGGCCAAGACGCTCAAGGTTGGCTTTTTCAGCCTCGAAACGTCCGCCGGCAAGATCGGCGACCGCATCGTGACGCAGGGGATGCGCATCGACTTTGACGCGATCAAGCGCAGCCGCCTGACCGACCGCGACTGGGGCACCTTCGCGGTCTGCTCGGAGGACGCAGCCAAGCGCCGGCTTGATGTGATCCAGGCGAGCGGCATGACCGCAGGCGACATCATGGCGGAGTCCATCACCTACGGCTACGACGTGATCTTTGTGGACTACGTCCAGCTGATCGTCCCTGAGGGCAACCCGCGCGACCTGCGCAGCGAGCAGATGGCGACTGTCTCCCGCGCGCTGCACACCTTCGCCCAGAGCCGCGGCGTGCTGGTGGTGGAGCTGGCGCAGCTCTCGCGCCCCGAGCGCGGGGCATGGCGCGCGCCGGATATGCACGACCTCAAGGAGACGGGTCAATTCGAGCAGGACGCGGACCTTATCGTCATGGTCTACCGTCCCGATCCCAAGCAGGACTACTCGCAGGAGAAATGCCGCGTCATCCAGATCGCCAAGAGCAAGGAGGGCCGGCGCGGCAAGGGCGTGTTTGCTTTTGACGGCAAGCATCAGACCTTCGCGCCCTACACCCGCG